TTCACGAGTGTTTCTGCCAGTGTGCGCGTGCGTACAATATCTGGGTCGTTGTCCCATATATCCACCCCCGCAGGTGCGACAAGTACAGGAAGTCCCGCGAGATCACGTTCTATACCAATGCCCTCAATCTCCTGAAACCGCTTCTTGAAGAACCACGATCGGTAAGCGTTGCGAAGAATACTGCGCCCCTCGGGATTCCCTTTGCGACTCTCCGTACGGAACAGAAGCAGCTTTTCTATCGGTATCGTGATGATTCCAAAGTCGGGCGGCGGCATCTGCGTTAAGCCTCTGAGATCGTCGCGCCCTCCGTATTCCCATTGATACAGCGTGTCCTGTGCGCGAATCGGGAGTTTCTGCCACCCGATCAGTCCATCACTATGTTTACTGCCTAGCCGCACATCACGGTTGCGCCCCATGCGACGCTTGTAGACGATCTCATGTGCACTCCATCCGTAGACAAGGAAAGACAGGATCTCTGATAGGGTTCCCGTCCACGAGTCCTCCATGTCATAAAGACAAGACTCGACAAACGCAGCGCATTCCTCGTCAATCTCCTCTGTCCCTCCGGGCTGAACCCCCCAGTGTACGTTCCGAATGAGCATCTTGACGGCAAAGAGAATCGCCCCGATGATGTCGTCGTTCTCAGACATCTCCTTGTATGCCCGTATGCCGCGCTGTCCACGCAGCTCAGGCAGGAACTCTTCATAGAACACACCGCCGTATCGCTGTTGCCCTGTGCGCCCGATCTCATCTTTTGCCATCCGTTCTCACCCCTATGTCCAGTAACTTTCTTTCATGAGTGCTCCATCTATCTCAGGGAGCTGTATGTTGTTCATGCGTGCTACCATGGAAAACGCATCGCTTGCCGCGTCCACTTGATCATCATGCAGGGCATCGGGAAACCCCTCCAACTCATCCATGAAAACATCATTCCACCCTCCTTCAAGAAGGAGCACATTCCCCACCTGCCACTGTGCCGCAAACGGTTCTGCACGCCGTATTTTGTCTCCTGAAACAGGCTTACTCTCGACCGTGAACCCCGCAAGTTCGCGTCGATAACTCTCCGACTGCTCTTTCCCTGCTTGTCCCGGGTCTTGCGGAATGGATACCCTGCGACATCCAAACACGGCTTTATCCGTGACCGCCGTACTCTTTACGAGCTGGCGCACCGCCGATGCGCTGAATGCCATGCGCTTTGCGTCAAGAATGATATACTGCCCATTCCGCATGCGTGCCATGAGACATCCTGCCGTACGGTCGGGGTTTTTGTTCTCCGCCGTGATCTCCGTCGCCGCCAAATCCCATGCGCGGCCAATCGCCACAATCTTATCGGGAATCTCCTTCACGATGCGCGTTTGCTCCCGCTTGAAGTACAGCCCGGCGGCGGGGCGTATTTTCCAGTTACCTTTGAGCAGTCTCTCCTTCTCCACGATAGTAAGCCCGTAGAGATTGGCGAGATACCCCGGGTCAATTCTCAGCAGCTCCTTGTTATCGTGGATAGAGGATGCAATGAACGTGACCGACTTGCATAACTCAGGACTGAACTCGGACATTCCTGCACAGGTCTCAGACAGCTCCTCTAACGAGTCGCCCCACGTCAAATTCCCTTCGCTGCGGAAGAAGTAGCGAATCTTCCCCGACCGTTCGGGGATGGCATAGCCCGTGTTCGGGTCAATCCACCAACGTATGAAGTCCGCCACCCATGAATCTACATCAGGGTTGCAAGTCGCCCGAACATACGGCTTCACTCCGCAAGTAGAGCGATTACGCGACAACATGTAAAAGAAAACGAACTCACTGAAATGTGTGAGTTCGTCAAAGCCGATGGTGCATATCTGAGAGCCTTGCCACTTCGTCACATCGCGGTCGCCGTCAATGTGCATGAATGATACTCTCGCTTTGCCATTAAACGACCAATGCGGTTTAGGGCTTGCCTTGAATACTGCCCCCTTGATGTTTCCGTAGATTGCCGCGCTCTCGTCGAGGAGTCCGCCGTCGATGCTGATCTGTGTCGCATTCTTTCGGAAGATCGTCGCCCCGTACCCCGCCTTGTTGATGTGTCGCAGAGGTTCAAGTAGTAGCCCGTACGTTTTCCCACCCCCCGCCGCACCGCCATAGATGGCGATATCCGCAGGTGTCGTCAAAAACATTTCTTGCGGTCCCTTCTGCGGACGTAGGATGATGCCACTCATTTCGCCTCACCCCTTCCGTTGTCCGGTATGTAAATCTCAACCTTCTGTTCTTCCTCATCCACACGTTCCGCAACAGGCACACGGTCTTTGTACTTGTCCGGCATTCGGTTCTTTGCAAGGAATATCTGTGTGGTCGGATTCGGCGGTATCTGTTTCTTTGTTTTCTCTATCCGAACAACCGTCCCTGTCTTTGGGTCAAGAATGGATTTTACCTCTTCCACGTATGTCCGCCCAAGTGCAAGGTCGAACATCGCGTTTTCAAGTTCAAGGTTCGGAAACCCCTTCGATTTTTTAATGGCTTCACCAAATGAAGGGAAACGCCTCTTCCACTCACTGAGCGTCTGCGGTGTGATGCCAATATTATGTGCGACCTGAACGTCCATAAGCCCTAACTTATACCACTTACAGACATCCTCCAACCCTTTCCCTGTTATCCACTCATCATACTTCCCCTTTCCTGCCATGCTTATTCACCTGCCATATAACAATCTGCGAGGACTTCCAAGGCCTGCCACCTTCTTTTCTTTGGAACAAGCCCATCCTCAACCATTTTCTCTACGGCTTCCTTGATGCGCTCCGCCTTTTCCTTTGGAATGGCACTGCCGCCGAAAATGCTTGACAGCTGTACCCACTCCTCTTCCTCGTTATAGCCGGAGTCATCAATCTGTTGCAGCGTCGTTTTTGTCATCGCATGGATTGCCGCACCGACATTCTTTACGTTGGCGAACTCCTGATATTTAGCAAGTGCTTCCATGAACGGCTTGTACGCCTCAATATCGGCAACGCCGACATAATCAGGGGCGAATTTCTGTATTGCCTCCACAAGTGCATTTACATCCTCAATCTGATGTGGAAGGAAGGCAAAGATGATGTTCTTCCAGTCAAACGTGAGAGTTGGACTGAGCAGTTTATCAATTTCACTGTCGGGGACTTCAAGGATCTCTTTCCCTGCATAGGACTCAATCATATCGTCTACATCGTCCATGAGTTTTGCCAATTCCTTCAACATGGACTGATCGTCAAAGCCCGAAATGGCATTGTGCGCAATCTGCTTTGCTACGATGTTGGAGCGGTTCAGACCACTCACGTCAAGGATGACAAAGAAATCCTTCAGCCCTGCGTCCTTGCCTGAACGAATGCGGTGATGCCCCGAGATGATCTCCACGCGTTCACCGTCATGCGTCAATGCGCAGAATGGCAGTGACTCCAACTGGCCGCGCTTCTTGATATTATCCGTAAGCTGTCGCTGCATCTCATTTTTCATGATGCGTGCATTGATGTCCTGCTCTCGTATGGAGTCTGCCGAAACTTTTGCAATGACAAGACCACTGCCCATTTCAGCAATCTTTTCATACGCTATTTTTTGCCCATGTTCGCCGTTCTTGCTTTCCGCCATTTTTTCTCCTTTCCCAGCCACTCAGCGTAGGTCTGTTTTATTGTTCTATCCTTCAGCTCAGAAACATACGTAAGGCGGTAGCCTTTCTTCGGGTCTTTGTTGCGGGCAGCGAGTTTCATTACGCCTCGCATCTCCTTCGCCTCAGGGTACTTCGTCATCTGCACTGTTTTCAGTGTTTTCGCCTTCTCCTTTTCGAGGTCAGAGCATATATCCATAACAAACGGCTTGTTCTGCGCAATCATGGTAAGCAACCGACCAACACGGTGCGTTCTGTGCGGAATTGTCATGCCGTACATCAGAAAAACATCGCCCGAAACCTGCGACCCAAAAGCCCCCATGATAAGCGCAGCATTACTTATACCAAAAACGCCAGCAATCATCCCATCAACAAAAACAGCAAAGTTCATCGGAGAGGATGCTCCAATAAAATTATGCGTCCATAGTTTTCTGTAGTATTGCGCATTCCGCTGTTCTATCTTTCTGACTTCTACACGGGTATGCTCCGAGAACTCATAATCCGTCGGAAGAATGGAGCAGTTCAGCCCCTCTATTTTTGATTCAAGTGGTCTGGCAATATGCTTTCCGTGAGAAAGTTCCACAACCTCATCCGGTCTGTTCGTCGTAAGGTACACGTTGATACCATCCCTTACACCATATCTGGCAAACACGGGCGCACCTGCTGTCTCTCCTGGCTTGTTCTCTTCATAGCAAAGGAGCAGGCATTTTGCATCCCTCACCTTATCCATAAGTTCTTGCAATCCTGTCTCAGGGTCGAAGATGCCATATTGCGGTTCCTTCCATGTCATTCGTCCACAGGTGTCATAGTATTTTTCAAATCCTGCCGTGTAGGTCGGAGGGTTCGCAATGACAAGCGCATGGGGATCATCAATCACCTCTTCGAGGTGCTCCCACATATCCAATGCACGATAGCTCATACCATGAAGAATGGATTTTGCTCGGTCAAGCTGCTGTTGCAGTACCGCAATGTGTTCATCCCGCCGTCGCTCCATGTCGATGAGGTGCGCGTAGAAATACTCCTTCTCCGCATCCTTTATCATGCTAAGATATTTCCATGCATACAGAGCTATAGCAGGATTCAAAAGTTCTTCATCGGTGAACCCGTCAGCATGCAGCTCCAAAGCCTCTAACGATTGCCCTGTGATCGCATACCCCATAATCGACGTGAACATCGAGACATCCGATGCCTCAATCTGCTGTGGGGCAAACCCTGTCTGTACGGCAAGATGCGACATAGCAAACGCCCCTGCGCACGGTTCAACTATTTTGTTGTATCCGTTGACACGCGCACTCTCCAACACTGTTTTTATAAACTTCTGCTCCGACGGAACGAGAGTCCCAAGAAAGAATGCTCCGGGGTTGCTGAACATTGGCAACGCGCCGCCTCCTTCCATTCCATGTAAAAAGCCCCGGTGAATACCGAGGCTGTGATTTGCTTGGTCCGCCGAGCAGGAATTGAACGCTGCATCTCCCGTGTAAAGAGCACGGTGCTCTGACATTGAGCTATCGGCGGTTATGAAATTTATAACAAAGAAACCTGCTCAAACTTTGGCGGCTTCTTTTCTCCTTTGATCTGGGATGTATCTTTCAGCTCATGTATGATCTCCCCCGTTTTCCTTGCCCACCATTCGGCGAACACAAGACGATGGCACCATTCATCCTGTTTTCGTACATCCTCATAACAGCATAACACCACATCTTTCCCCTTGCCGAGGTATCGGTGAATCTGCTCGTTGATAATGGGGAATCCGATTTTATCGAGATTCCTGCAATACGGTTCTGTGAATTTCTTTCGGTCGTATTCATTGAATAGCCACCGTGGAGGAGCAATATCAATGATATTCCCCGCTAGCGTGTACTTCAACGGATACTTCGGCAGATACCGAACAATACCTACGACCGTATATGCGCCGCTTTGTAATTCCGAGTTGCTAAAGCGACTCGTCCAAATTTTCCCCATCTCATTCCCCTCCATACAGACCAACCAGAACCTTCACGCCATCATCGATTTTTTCGTCGATGACGAAGCCCAGCTGCTCGTAAAACTGAGGGTGAACCATGCACTCGTATGCAATCCCCATCTTGTCGCTTTGCTCACGAGTGATTCCAAGACGGAACCCCTTCGCGATTCGCAAAGCCTTTTTGTACTCCCCGGAACGAGTAAGTCGTCGAACCGTATCCGACTTGCGCTCTTTCGTGGAGCACGCCATAGAACAAACCATGCGTTACACCTCCAAATAACATTACAATATAACAATAACCACATTGTCATTATATTATATGTAGCGTTATTTGTAAAGTGTATAAACTAAATAATCCGCGCTGTCTGTACCGATTGTAGAAGAACCACTTTACGCAAAACAGTTCTTCTACTGAACCAAATAAATGGTAAGATCACGGTAGCTTGAACTCATCTCCAAACTAACCACAATAGCATTTTACTACAGAAAATCCCTTTTATTACACATGTGTATTTAGAAACTTTTTCTGCTCCAATTTCAAATACGCTTCAACAACACGGTCTATAACGTATCTCCACATCTCCTGAAGAGCTCTTTCACTTACAAAGAACTCTGTATTGAGAAACCGTTTCCGCATCGCCTCGCAGTACATCATCTGCGTGCGCACGAGCCACGCCCTGCGTCCTCTTCCTACCTTGTCGCGTGACGCCTTGCGCCGCGCGTCAAGGAATATTCGCTTACGCTCTGAGAGTCCACGCTCTACGAACTCCACCGCCCGCAGCCATGTGTAGGCAGGATACGTCTCATCAAACTTGACGCCGCGCAGAGCCTCTGCCTCCG